CGGCTCAAAGGTTTTGGATGCCTTCACAGGTTCTACGGTGTCTCTGCCACCTGCAATTCAAGTAACTCCGTTGATTGTGAAGACGGACTTGACGAGAGACCCGTGGTATGCTGCGGCAGGTTACAACCGTGGTATGTTGAAAGAAGTTATCGAACTTGAACAAGAGATTTCTGATGGAGATTTCGAGACGCTCTATGCCAACGGAATCAATCCGATTATCAATGACGGCGATGGCCCTGTCATCTTCGGTATCAAGACAATGTATGTGGGGTCTTCGGCATTCACCAAACTCCCCGTTCGCAGATTGATGCTCAAGATGGAGAAGGACATCAAGAACAGCATGAAGGCGTTCTTGTTCGAACCCAATACATTTGACACTCGTTTGAGAATCGTGAGAACGGTTGAGCCTTACCTTGAGTCTATCAAGGCAAGAGACGGTATCGACGACTTCCGTGTAGTTTGCGACAGCACCAACAACACCAATCAAACTATCGCACAAGGCCAAATCATCGTTGACATCTACATCAAGCCTGTGTTCGCCGCAGAATACATCATCTTCAACTTCACGGTTACAAAGGACGAGATTTCGTCAATTATCAATAATGCATAAGGAGAGTAAAACATGGCTGATAATGCAGTAATTTCACCAACAGCGTTCTTCGATAGAACCATTCCAAGAACGGACTATCACCGTCAGTATCTATTCAGAGTGGCTCTTGATGCCATGCCAGGAATTTCGGATGTTTCCGTCATCACCTACTTCGTAGCCAATACATCTTCACCTGTTGAAACCACAGGTACTATCAATGTGGATTGGATGAACTCTCAAGTCAAACTTGGCGGCAGAACTCTTTATGCAGAATGGACGGTAACGGTTAGAGACGACACGGATTCAAAAGCATATAACTACTTCAAGATGTGGCGTAGAATGGTCTATCAAACCTCGGACAACGCAGGTTGGCCAGGTGGACCAGGGAAAGGCGGTGGACAATCAAGCCTTCCTTCCGAATACAAAAAGAGCATTAGCCTCTTCCTATTGGACAACCGTGGGGATGAAACCAAGAGAGGGTACACCTTGAAAGGCGCATTCCCAACTGTCATCGGGGCGATGACCTTGGACTATTCCACAGAAGGAATCGTTACGTTCCCTGTAACCATACAGTATGACGAGTTCATACCGTACCCAAGTTAAGAGATATATAAATTTCTGATGTATTGCGGGGAGTTCAAGGAAGAAAACTAAACAATGGAAAGGTTATCCCCAAAAAGTTTTGCTAGCATAATCGATTCAATAGAGTTTCAAAAGGCTTACCTTTTCCGCATTTCCCTTCCTGAAGTTCTGTTAGTGGACAGTTCGGGGCAAACTCCTTCGGCAAAACTGAAGCCGTTTGAAAATTTTGAATTGTGTACTTCGGCCACGATGTTGCCTTCCATTTCATCGGGCGTAAAAACCATTCCTTATTTCAACGGCGAATTGAAGATAGCGGAAAAAACGACATATGCAAATTGGTCGGCCACATTCAGGCTAGATATAAACAAATCCGCGGCGGCACACGGGACTGGACCCGTAACGAACCTGTCTAAAGGGTTTTCCTTTTTCAACTCGGCCTTTGGGTTGAACCTGAATATACCTTTGGATTCAACTAGCACTTACCAATATTTTTATAATTGGGCTAGAGTCGTTTACAACATCAAGAGTCGTGTGTCGTATTTGCCTATCTATTACAAGAACAAAATCGACCTGTTCTTATTGAATGAACAGGCTCAAGATGTTTTGAACTTTACTTTGTTCGGAGCATTCCCTATCAGCATCAGCGGTGGAAACTTGGATTATGGCAATGATAGCATATTGACTTATAATGTGGATTTTGCTTACGACAGTTTTGAACTGAATGATGTTACTGCGGCATCTCAAGTTTCTGCAAAACCACCCGCACAAAAAAGAGCGGATATATTGAAACAAATGGAAAGAAAAGCCCAATCCGCAAAATCAGAAATCATCGACCCCAATGTTACTAATTTTAAGGGTCTTGGTGGTCGTTTTGGCGGCGGTGGTGCGACAGGATATTGGTAATGGCTAACGTATTTACTATTAAACAGTTCAACGAGCAAGCAATCAATGACTATCTTCGCACTTATCTTTTCAAGGTTGATATCACATATCCTGATGCCCTAGACACATTCACTTGTGAATGGGTATCCAATACGGCAACACCTGTGGTTGTTACAAGCGCACAAGTGGTCGATTATATGCATACCCAAATAAGAAGAGGCGGCAAAACCAACCCGCAACAATGGCCTGTTACCATTCGTGATGATAGTTGGGGCGGCTCGTTCTCGTTCTTCAATACTTGGAGAAACTCCATTTATCCTAACATGACTTCTACAACTCCTTCCTCATACAAAGGAGATGCCACCTTGAGATTGTTGAATCCTTCTCTTGAGTTGGATAGAATATATAGATTGTATGGTGTATGGCCTATGGAAATAGGAGCGATTACTTTGGATTATGAATCGGACAATATCAGCACTTTTCCCGTTACCTTCGCTTTTGACTTTTTTGAAACAGGGAGTGCAATAGAATGATGCCGATGTCGCCATCAGCGTTTCAAAATACTTTGAATAAGTATCTAGATTTTCACAGAGCCTATCTTTTCAGAGTTATGTTCTTTGATGGAATTTTGGAAACTGCAAAAAGTTTCTTGGTAACGGAATTGATAGCCAACACGGATACACCAACATCTTCAACCACCCAAATCGGAGTCGGTTGGATGGGTAGTAAACTCAAGTTGGCGGGCAAGACTGATTATCTTGATTGGAAAGTCAGCGTCAGGGACGATACAAGGAATGTGGCTTCTACATATTTTCATGAATGGAGAAGCAAAGTATACAGCGTGGAAAATGGACGCAGTTACAGAGAACAAGGCTCTTCATCGAAAGTCGGATACAAAAGGTCAGCGATTGTAGCCATGTTGGGAAACCGACCTTTGGACTTAACAATCGCTAGGGCTTACATTCTTCAAGGTGTTTGGCCGAAAGATGTCGGAGCCGTTACATTGGACTATTCAACGGAGGCCATCTCAGTATTCCCCGTAAACTTCTCCATAGATTATTTTGACAACTATTCTCTGACCTCTCAGGTCAGTCAACTTCTCACAACAGCAACGACTTTTGTAAGCAATATTTCTGTCGGTTTTTAGCAAAAACGGTATTTTGAATAAATAGGTATGTTCTAGAATAAAGGAGGACTACAAACAAATGGAACAAACACCACCAAAAAATTTACAACAAATCGCAAGGGAGAAGGTTCAGGCTCAAGTTGGGCAAACTACAACTTCAATGCCGCCATCCGTAACATCAACGCCAAGCATAGGCCAACAAACTGTTATGGCTACGGTAGTTGATGAAAAGTTGGCTTCCCTTCCACCTAATCATGTCATGAATGTTATTCGCACCTTGAAAGAAAAACAGGCGCGTCAAGCCATTTGGTTCGATTTTGAGTTGCCTTCAAATGGCAAAGCGGGATATCCAAAAGATATCAAACTTCGGGAACTGACCACGGAAGACGAGAAAACATTGATAAAAGAGATGTTCGCTTCCAAGGATAACTCCCTAATGAATGTCATCGTCAAGTGTGCAAAATTTGAGGGCATGCCCGATTTCGATTTCAACAATCTGACTACCTTCGACCAAGATTTCATTTTGGTTCAGTTGTCTGCCATCACATTCCCAGGCGAAAAGGACATTGTGGTAACGGATGATGCCAACCATAAAATCGGATTGAAGTTGAACAAGGAAGATTTGTCTCTCACTTTCGTGCCATCGGATGCTGAATACCCATTCAAGGTATTTTTGCCGACATCAGGAATCACATGGTACTTCACATTCATGACCTTGAAAAAAGTCAATGAAGTGGACAAGGCCATGAAAACCATGTCGAACGATGTGTTGGTTCGGGCTTTCCTTTCAATCGCATTTACAACGGAAAAAGCGGAAATCAACGGTCAACCAATCACCTTCGAGAATTTTTACGAAATCGTCAAGTTGTTAGACTCTCTAGCCCCTTCTGACTTGAAAATAATCTTGGACAACTACAACGAAAAGTCAGCGGCCTACGGTTACAAACTAGTCAAGGATTATTACTGCACAGATTGCGGTAAGGGAGGGCAGATGGAGCTAGAACCGCTCAACTTTTTTCGGCTTACAGTATAATGCGACATTTTTAGTAAACCGATATAAAGACTTGATGACGGAGATATTCCATCTCTGTTACATTGGCAATCTAGGTAGTCTAAACGACATCTTGAGTCTATTGGTAAATGACCGCATCATTCTTCTAGACATTTTATTGAAGACAAAAAGCATGGAAAAAGCAGCCGAAAATGCCCCTCCAAAGTTTCCGTAGTATTTTGTTTTTTCAATACCTTTTCAACACTAAATAATCTTGGAACGACTTTCTATTCTTATATAAAAGGATTTATCAAAATATGGCTGACATCAACCTATCAGAACTAAAAGCAATACAATCTTCTTTGAAGAGTCTTGCTCAAAAAAGTATTTTGGGTAAGAGTTTTGATGAAGTCAACACGAAAATAGAGAAGATTGCAGAAACACTCAAGAAAAGTGTAGAAGATATTCAAAAGATAGAGGAAAAGACTAGAAGGCAAAAATTCCAACTGACCATGACCCATATGCAGGACGAGATGAAGAGATTGGGAATGGTCAACAAAAGAGTCGTTGATTGGGAAAAGAAGATGTATGATGAACGGTTTGAGTTGAACAAACGATATCATACACGAGTTGTCAACGAATTGAAAAAACAGGATAATATAAAAGAGAATTTAGAGAAGAGAATTTTTCTTCGACAGATGGCATTGAATAAACAGGTCTATGGAGCCATCGACGATGGTTTCAAAAAACTATCCGACAGAACTGCCAAAGTAGCGAACAAGTTGGATTCCGTTTTTGGCACATCATTGTTCAGTACACTCCAAAGAATGACAACGATGATTACAGGTCTTGGTAAAAATGTCTTGAAGTTAGGAATAGGGGGATTGAACTTTATACAAACGGCTAGACAAGGCAGCATGAAAAAAGCGATGGCACAAACTAAGATAGGACAAGCCTATAGGTCTGCCAAGAGGTCTGTCCGAAAAGTTATGGGTACTGCGGGCCGCATGATGAGGAAGGGTGAAAAAGAGCAAACAGAAAAAACCCAATCGGGGATTTCCACATTCACTAAGTCAACTTCCAAGACCACGGAAGGCATGTTCGGTTCACAACTCAAGTTTTTCAAGAATGTAGAGAAATGGTTTTGGTTGCAGTTCCTTTGGAACAAACTGAAAGACAGCAAACTCATGAATTTTTTGACCAATCAACTTACAAAAGGTTGGGGAATAATAAAGAAAGGTTGGGGACTTATGAAAACAGGATTGACAAGTTTCTTTGAAACGGGACTTGGAAAATTCATGGGAGGAACGAAAGGCGGTCTTGGCTTGAAAACCCTCAAAGCAGGAATGGGGATTAGTGGAGTAATAGGCGGCGTTGAAGGATTGCTCAAAGGTATCTCTCAATTCGACAAAGCATTTAAGAAGGCAGGCGGTGGGCTTGAAGGAGCCGCAATGGGAATTGGGAATGTGGCCAAGCAAACTGCAAGCGGCATTCTGTCAGGATTGACTTTTGGTTTGATATCGCAAAAGAAAATCAACAAGGCAATAAATGATGCTTCTGTGGCACTTACTAAAGTTATGCCCGCCATAGGAGGAAAAGAAAAAGGAGTAAAGAGCGAACACGGAAAAAAGATGGAGAACATTTTTGACTCTATATATGAAAAAACGGGATATAGAGGCTCCCAAATGAAAAAGATATTAGAGTCTAAAGACCTAATATCTAAACTAACAAAAGAAGAACTAGATGTAGTTAGAAAAAGAACAAGAGGTTTTAAAGGAACCCAAGATATCAATGCTCAAATGGGATATCCTTCTGCAATTATGAAACCTTCAAAAGTTTCTGATTTGTATGGTAAAGTAAATAGACAAACAAATTTGACGATTGGTGAGGGTGGAAAAGAAGAATACTTATCTGTCATTCCTGCGGAACAATTTGAAAAATTGAGAAGCATGATGCTTCCTTCCAAGCCGAAAACGGGGGAAAAGAAAGCAACAAAATATAGTTTGTCTTCTTTTATGAATACATTGAAAGGATTCACCTTGGCACAAAAACCAAAAGGTGATGAATTGACAAAGGGGTTTTCACTTTCCAAAAAATTTGAGCCTTCGTATGATAAAGCAGTTGAATTTATTTTGAAACACGAAGGTTATAAATCCAATGTAAAAGAAGATGTTGGAGGCAAGACCATTTTCGGTATTGCTTCACACGCTCATAAAAATGTTGTTGACTCACTATGGGATTTGCCGAAAGAAGAAGCCCGTCAACATGCCAAAGGATTTTATAAACAAAAATATTGGGATACTTTAAAAAGTAAAAATTTATTCATGTTTGATGTGGCAGTCAATATGGGTCCAGGCCGAGCAAAAAAATGGGATGGACTTTCACTAGAAGATGCTTACGATGCTAGAATGTCCTTTTACAATAATTTGGTTTCTAGAAAGCCTAGCCAATCGAAATTTTTGAGAGGATGGACTAGACGAACTAATGAAGCATATCTAGCATCAGGCGGCGACCCAACAAAAATAACGGCTTCTGAAGGAGCTTCATTCTCTAAGGCACCAAAAGATTTCTTGATGCAAGGTCATAAGGGAGAAGGAGCATTTGTTGCCAAGTCAAAAGAATTTGAGACTGTATTCAAGTATTTTGAAATGGGTAAAAAACTTGCGGAAGAAGCAACGGGTGCTGTTAAAAATGTTTCTTACTCATTTTCCAAAGACCTTCCTGGGAAGGGATTGAAGGCATTGACAAAGGAAGAGACAACAGGGGAAAGCAAGGATACTAAACTGATAGCGAAGTTGCTAGGCGATATCAAATCAGGAATTGATAAAGGAACAAAGGCAACTGAAGCGCAACCCGAAAAAACGCCGACCGCTCCTCCACCCGCAGTTCCAACAGGCCGCGGCGAGACGAACTATAAAACAAAAAGTGAGGTCTTCCCCGCAGACACTATGATGACGAATATGTATGCGCTGATGACACAGTTTAGCGGAGGATACTAAGCATGGCATCGAATATTTTTGTAGCCACAGACGAAAGTAATATGAAATATCAAGACCGAGCCAATATTAGGCTCGACTTCCATCAATTGACCAATCCACCTAAACAAACTCAACAAGAAAATGAAGACCAATACGGAGTAGAAGATTATTCGGGGGCCGCTAAAGGTGATTGGTATTGGTCATTATATGGGTTTTTGAAAGATGAAGGTTTGGAATTGAGTTTACAAAATAACTTCAGAGCGGCACTAGACCTTGTTGGTGGTTTATTGGGCCAACTTGGAGAAATGTCAGCGGGATTGAAGGCGGGTATGCGTGGACTTATGGGAAATCAAACCACAGGTTACATT